TGATGCAATAAGAACATCAAATTCATTAGCTGACTCAACCGCATCATCAAACGCCCCACCTGAAGTGACAAAAGCCGCACCATCGGTGAAAAGACCATCAAGGTTTGGTGAAGAACCATCTCCGTTAAGGATTTCAGTATCCTCAACAGACAACACTTTTCCGGGTACTCTTGCCGATAAGTAAGAAGATAATCCGGGAGTATCATTAAGCATTTCCTCAGTTATTCTCATAAATGTCCCGATTTTCTCAACATTTACGCTTGTTGCGGTAATGTCAAAGTCAGAGGCACCAAGAGTTGAACCTTGAGCAGTTGCTGCGGCACCATCATCATAAGCAGATTCTTTAGGGAATCTAATTGTCTGGGAATCGGTGTTTCCGATAGGCAAAAGAGTTCTTACGTGAACGCTTCTTGAAGGGTCGAATTTGAAGTCTGTGATTACAGTTTCTCCGGCAACAACTCCCGTGTAGGCATTCGCCATTGTCATATCACCCGCCTTGATTTCAAATCTTGCGGCGTTGGTGTTACCTTTTACAAGTGCCTCGATTGCACCATCTTTGATGGCGGCTTCGATTTGACCTTTAAAGGTTTTTGTGTTTACTCCTGAAAGCGTTTTTTTGCTTTCCATTTCGATGGCATCCATTCGCTTTGTAGCGGCTTCCATCTTGTCATTATAGTCGTTAGTCAAATTAGTGATCTCGCTTTTAAGACTTGATTCAACTTCACCTTTTGCGTTTTCTTGCGCTTGGTTGAAAGCCTTTTCAATCTTAGAATCTACGATGTCACCGATTTGGTCTAACTGATTTTTTACTTCCTCGTTCATTTTATTATTTTTTAAGGATGTTAAACAAATAGTTAAATTCTTCAGTTGAATCTCCTTTCACGATTTCCGGCTTCGTAACCTCAATATCAGTTGGCGAAGTGGTCATATTCATAAAAATAGATTTCAATTTTAATATTTCCGCCTCAAGAGTATATCCAAGTTCATCGGATATATTCCCTTTGCGGACTAATCTTGCGATATTATCATATCGCTTAATTACTTTATTTGGGTCAACGTTGCCCTTGACATCCAAAATCATTGCTTGGTCATTAGCGGCAAGTGTAACGGCAGAAACCTCATAGAGTTTCACCTCATTAATCTCACGCCTACCATTCACCATTTCTTTTTGGATGGGTAGAATCCCGACACTATTTTCGGTAATCACCCCGGCTTTGATTAGTTCAATGACATCCATTCCTAATTGGGTTTTGGCAATCTCGGCTTCAAAGACAAGACCTTTCTCGTCCTCAACCAAGTTGACCATCTTGCCGATAGGTTTATCCATATCGTGTTGGTAAAGGTACTTGACCCTTCTACCGTTTTCGGCAATGGTTTTCTTGTATGCCCCGGATTTAATTATATCATTATCCGAATCAACGTTGTTGAACACCGAGGCGTAACCTTTTACGATTCCCGCTTTTTCATCGGCATCAATTATCTCCCCCATTGGGGACTGCTTAAATATAATATTGTTCATATTGCAAAGATATTAAATTTCATCAATAACATTTTGTGCCACCATTTCACCGGCTAATCCAAACGCTAAACCTTCAAGTTGTGTTGTGGGTTGTGCATCCGGTTTTGGTAAGTGTGCAACCGCACACCGGCAGTTCACAACATTTGCCGCCCTTCCTCTTGGGTCACCCGGCATCATTAACAGTTCGCCACCTACATTGAATGGTTTGTCCATATCTACCACTTGACCGTTAGTCATTCGATGGGCATCCCTTTCACGACCGTCAACGGAAGTCAACCATTCTTTTTGCAAACCACTTGCGCCAAACATATCAAGAGCAGACCTTTCGGCACCAAGATTTGCGGCATAAGTTGCTTCAGTTCTCACAATTCTTTCCGCTTGGTATGCGGACAACTTATTAAACCTTGAACGTAAAATGCGACCCCTCTGGTCAGCACCTAATGCCATAAACTCCGGGTCTTGCATAAATCGTTGTAAGTTTTTTATCACCTCCGCCTTAGCGGTGCCTTGTAATAAAACAATCCTTTGCCCGGCAACCTTTCGACCCGCTTCGGCAAACCCCTCGCTCCATACATCATCAAACCCGGAAACATCTTGTCGTTTGGATATTAGGCGGTCATAAGTCTTGGCGTACCACTTAGCAAATCGTAACCCGATATTGGAATAAAGTCCAACGTAAAGGTTTTCAAGTTCGTTTGACTTGAATAAATTATTGCCACCTCTTGGATTGTTGTCCAATAGAAAACCATCAATGGCGGTTTTGTACTGTTCATTGTAATATCGTTTGAATTTCGCAACCTCGGCTTTTTCTCCAATGTCGAGTTGTTGGGAAAATTCGTTTCTCCAAGTTTCCCTTTCGAACATATTTAGTCGTTTTCAGAAATACGCTTTGCCCAAGATACCATCGCCGCACCGCCCCAAAGGTTATAAGCCACATATCCACGGTCTTTCCACGGCTCATCTTTATATTGTGGGTCAATCTTTGCGTTGTCTTTGTGTCTTGCTAAAAAGGAGTTGACACGCCTTACGGTGTCCAATGATAATGCCTCACGACTTGCAAGTTGATTGGCTCTCTCCCAACCGACTCTTGTTCCGCCTTTTACAACATCCCGACCATATTTCTCACGCCATTCCAACATTCGCTTGGCGTTGTTGGTTGCGCCTTGCGGGTAGTCAGAATAAGTTTCTGCCTTTTGGCTTTTTTTGTCTGATGACAATGGGTGTTCCTCCGGTAACAAATCGGTGTCGTATGCCCTTCTTTTGAATTTACCAGTTCTTAGTGCATAAAGTAACCCGTTAACCCTACCTAATGCCCATTGATCTTCGCTCGATACATTTGGTCTTACGGATGATGGGTTTGTGCGATATGCGCCGATCCCCCTTACAAATGACCTTGCCAACATTGAATAAGTTGCTCTTTTTGCCGGGTTGTCACCATATTCCTCATTATGGTCTTTTACTTTATTACGCAACGCCGTTTCCATCGCCCCACGGATTTGTGGTGCTTTTTGGATAATTTCTTCTTCGTTGATTGTATCGGTATCTTCATCATCATCATATCGACTATCAAGTTCGAAATTGTATTCAAAAGAATCGGCATCCATTTCGCCGTAAAATTCATCAAGGCGATTGTCTTTTGCCGCCTCATATTCCTCGTGGGTTTCAAATGGCATATATATAGTATAACCATCATAAATATGGGAATGATAACCATCCCCACCCATTTCTCTTGCTCTACTTTGTGCCTCACTTATTGTTGTAAATACATCATTCATCCCCGGCACTTGTCTTTTCTCTGCCGGTTCAATTTCTATTGGTTCGGGTGTCATATCGGGCATATCTGAATCACCAAGTGGCAAAAGATTAGCCGGGATATAATATTCATCCATTCTTTCGTTCTCCTCATCCTTACCGTAAGACATTGCCGCACGTTTCTCGTTTGGTGTAAGCCACCACGCTTGGGACATCTGAGCGACAACCTTGTCGGTTTCCTCTTGCAGTTCCGGGATGGTAGTATAATCAAAATCAATAAACACCTTTTCGCCATACTTGGGTGCTAACCAACGATTCAGTTCATCCCTTATTTTCATAAGTTCGGGGATCACCGCATTGGTGTATAGCATTTTTCGTGCCTCTTTTATATTGTTGTACGTTGCCGATTCTACATTGTTAAGCAGCACCGCCGGGACATTGTAAACGTTGCAAAGGTCTTTGATGGTGCCATTGTATTGTTCGATAAGGGAAAGGTCGGCGGCATTCAGTCCAAAATTAACCCACGACAATTTTTTAGGGGTAATGATAACATCCCCGGCATTGCCTGAACCTTGGTATTGTTGTCTGAATTTTTCCTTGAGTTGTTTGGCTTGTACTTCATTCAAATCCCCTTCCTCGGACATTAAAACACCCCTTGCCGTTTGGTTTTGTAAATATTTGACCCCGGTGGTAAGTGCCTCATTGTTGGCATCCATTGAACGGAGTCCGGCTCGTAGTGGTGACATACCATAAAGGTTTTGCCCTGACCCATCGAAATAAGGATTGAAATCTTTGATATGACAAACATCATCGGCATCGATTTGAAACGTTCCATTATATTCCAAGGTATAATGGTCAACCGGTTTCATAAAGCCACCGGAATGGATTTCCATCGCTTGACTTGGTAGAACATAAAGTTCGCCATACTTGGATTGGTTTGCACCCCTCTCCGGTGTGATTCCGTAGATGTAACGGTTTCCGGTTAGCTTACCAAACGCAATTACCTCACTTAAAAATGATGCGTAAGATTGTGCCGGGTTTGGTCGGTTCAATAGTTCGTGGATTTCAGTTCCCTCTAATTCGACCATTGAATTTTTTAAAATAACTTGTGCCTTATGGGTTGCATTGGCATCGAATCCGTTTGATGTTAGTGCCTTATATCTTTTTAGTGAGTTTTCACTTTTGACCTCATAAACTTGGAACGGAACCGTTGACGCAGCCTTTGTTATAAGATTGACAATCGAATAAACGGTCGAGTTGAAACGATACCCTTTATTAATATACGAATCATCATTCTCTGCGCTTGTAATGATTGTATCGCCTAAAAAGTTGTAAATCGCCCGATTAAATTGTGAACTTGTGGCTTGACTGTTTTTAGTCATTAGCCTTTTGAAATTATCGAATATTGATGCCATTAAAGTCTATATTTTTACAAAAATAATAATTAAATAACAAAGAAGTCATTTCGCTTGGAGTATTGCGAATAAACTCCGTATCGAAGGCAGTCCATTTGGTGGTTCAACCGGTCTTGTGGCTTGTTTATGATTGTGCCATCTTTTAACTGTTCCCAATAGTATCCATTGTACTCCTTAAATATATTTTTTGATTCTTGGCTTACGATGACATCGTATTCCTTGAGTAATGAAATCCCGGCGGTGATTGACCCTTGACCTTTGATTGCCGGTTTGCATAATAATCCCGCCCTTCGGAGTTCCTCACCGGACTTGGGTTCGGCACTATCATAAAACGTTAATACTTGATCATATCCATTTGCCTTGAAATATTCAGCGATGTCACCGTTGGTCATTCCGGTGTTGTATAATATTTCGTGAACATATAATTTATCTGATTTTCGGAAAATTATTGATGCCGCTGAGGGATCGTTGCTAAATCCAAAATCTAATCCAATTACCGCCTCGGTATGCAAATCAAATTCCGGGAAATCTTTGTGGGGAATAAAGTTCCAATTATTGAATATCTGCCGGGCGGAAAAGACTGCCTTTTGACCTTCACCAAACACCCTCCAATAATCCGGATCACGCTCACGCATCCTTTCAATCTCATAAATAAGATCATCGGACAAAAACATATTGTCTTTGTAGGTTGTAATCCAAGTATCACAATCCTCCCTTGGGATGATGTCATCATATATCCAATGCACCGGGTCGGATGGATTGAAGTCCATAATGATGTTGTCTGTGGTACGCATATTGATTTGTCGGAAGTCCTCGAGTAATAATTCGTTTGCCTCATTCAACACGGCGATGTTTCTTTTTCTTCCTCTGATTTTCTGTGGCTCATCTACCGATAAAAACTCCACAAGGTGTTTACCATACCTAAAAGTGTTCTCCGCTTTATTATGATTTCCATCGAAATACATCCCGGTCTGTTCTAATATAGAAATAAAGTCCCTTTGAATAGAGCCTTTTAAAGCCGGTAATGTTTTTCTGATAAGGGAAATGGTCAATGGTTCTTTTGCAGTCGTTAGAATGTACGCCACATACTGACATATAGCGTATGTCTTTCCTGACCTTGTGCCACCCTGTAAAACATTAAATCTTTTATTTGAATTTATTAAATCGTAGAATTGTCGATTGCACTTTTGTTCTACGACTCCGATTCCTTTTTTGCCGGTTTCCATTCAATTAGTGTTGACTTGATTCCGCCATCGTGTTTAATTTCTTGCCTTGTTCCATTTAATCTATGAGCCTCGTGTTCCTCAGAAATCATTTTCATCGCCGCAATTTGTAGTGATGGCGTTTCCGAATCAATCCAATTGGAAAGCATTTTAGTTTTTTTAGAAACCCTCATTTCCTCAACCGCCTTTTTTATAGTGTCCGATTGGTTCAATTCAAGATCATAAAAAGTAGTTTTACCACAAGGTAAAAATGCCACGATATGCTCCATAAACATAAGTTTATGTTTTTCGATAGCAATCAACGCCTTTTTTTCAAGTTCTTTTTTATCGTATGCCATTATTTATCAATGTACCAATTAATGTTGAATCCAAATATTCCAATGAACACTTGGATGGTGTGTTTAAAATCTTTTTCCTCATCGATTCCTAAAAGGTCATCATTAGAATAATTAAAACCAACCGTAAGTCCATAAAGGGTAAAAAATTCAATTTCAAACATCTTTAAATTTTTTGTAAAGGTAAATATAAAATTCTTTCCACTTGGTGTCATATTCTTTTTTGGAATATGTTTTGCCGGATGTTTTAGGGTTGCCGTTTATCTCATAGACTAAAATAAATTCCTTGCCTTGGGGTTTTGGATAACATCGTATGGAATTGTTTTCGCACCATCGAAAAGCATCAAAATACTCATTTAGATTCATTAAAAAGGTATTGTGTCTTTTACGACTGTGATTCTGTTTTTCTTTTCATCTATGGGTTTATATACGCCACCATTTTTAAAATCAGGTGCCACGGTGAAATATCCTTGTTTTCCGTTTTCTTTTCTCTTTACCTTTTGGATATGTACTTGAACCGAATCCGATTCATACATCGTACGTTCTCCAATTGACCGGTAAACGGTAAGACAATTATAAGACTTATTAAAAAAGTCAGATGACCCACTAATATCATAGGGCGTTGGTATTTTAAAAATACCATTGTCTGATTCCATTTTTCTTGGGTGTGCAACCAAAAAAAGATGGGTGTTTGTCTGTTGTACGAATTGCGTTATTTCTGAAAGTACCCGACCAACGTATGAATGGTCTTTTTGTGCCGAATGGTCAAGCATATTCCAAGGGTCGATTGTTAAAACATTGACACCTTTTTGAAACACTAATTCCCGGAATTTATCAAGGATTGATTTTAGTGTAAGATTCTGAAGGTCTATTTTCACAAAGTAAAAGTGTTCTTCAATAAAATTTTTTGTTTTGTTAAGATCATCCGTTGTGCAATGCTTTTCATTAAGTTTATTTGCCAATCGTTTTATGTGGCTTTCATAGGGAAACGATTCAGGGGAAAAGTACGCCGTTCTAAACCCATATTTAAGGGCAAGATTGCAAGATATTTGATCAACAAAGTCTGATTTCCCCGAATTGGGTATTCCGGTAATGGTTGACCACTCCCCAAAAGCCATTTTAAACCATTCATCAGAGTCCGCAAGTTGAATTGAGTAGTTGACTATACCTTTTTCATTATAATTGATTACATCTTGCCAAATGTCGTTTATATTTATAACCCCCTCAAGTGGAAATGACTTGGTTTCTTTTAATATTGACCGAAGTGTTTCAGCACCTTTTTCCGTTAATACCTCGTTAGCATCTTTATATTCTCCAAAGTCAACATATTTACAACGGTAATTTCCAAACCTTCGAGCGAGTTCATTTCTAAGTGATAACCCGGCATCATCGTTGTCGGTGCATAACACTATTTCTTTTTTTTCTGTAAAGTATTCAAAGCAGTTGTCAAGATATTCAAGGCGTTGATTTCCTTTTGATGCACCATTTGGAACACTACAAACGGAATAAATACCCGCTTCCGATAATGACAATGCATCCATTTCACCCTCGACAATATAAATCGTGTCCATTTCTTTTATGTTGTCAATACCATAAAATATTAGTTCGGCACCGCTCACCATTTTAAAATTCTTTTCCCCATCACGAAATTTGGTGTTGATTAGTTCCCCATTTCTGTAATAATTGAAATTGATAGCTTTGCGCCTTTTATCTACTTGGGGAAAATATTCAGTTGATTCGCCAATTTTCCAATGCGATAGTGTTGCGGTGGATATACCTCTTTTAGAAAACCATCCAATTGTCCGGTCTGATAATTCAACTTTTGTTTCAACTGGTTTAATATATTCTTTTTTAGGCTTAAATTTTACATTGCCCGACCAATTACAATGATGGCAATTATAGACACCCTTTTCAATGTTTACCGACAAACAAGGGTCGGATTTGTTTTTTCTTGTGTGAGAACACTTTGGGCATTTTGTTTTTTGTACGTTGGCGTTCGATTTAAGTTCAATGCCAAGGTTTAGAAATTCATCGATCATTTAATTTAAGTTTTAGTAAGTTTAGTTGGTGGTGAAAATTAATAATTTCTTTTCTGATTTTTATGTTTGATTGCGGAAAATCTTTTGATGTTTGTTTATTCATTCGGATTCGCTCTATTTTACCCATTTCAAATATATCATCAACCTTGAAAAGAAATCCATCATTTTTAACTACAATCAAAAGGTAAATTCTCAAGGGGTCTTTCGTTTTGTGTTTTAGTTTTCTAAGATTGTCAATCTTTTGTTTTTCGATATACCATCGATCCCACATTTCGGAACGTTCCTTGACTTCAACAAGAGTTTTAATATTGTTTGTGTATCCATAAATATCGAATGGCGAAAACTCGTTTTCAGACAATTTAAAGTCACCATATTTTGAAAGTGCATCCAAACACCTTTTTTCGGTTTCTCTTGTTTTATTTTTATCGTAATGCATCAAATTCCCTCCCTCCAAGTTTTTGGATTAATTGTTCTAATTTTGCCAATCTACCCTCTTTTGATTTTCTAATTTCCGGAATGCTTAAAACATTCTTTTGCCAAAACGAGTCCTTTCTTGCTTTATTTATTATCCACCAGAGTTGCCTTGGGTTGCAATTATCTTTTTCATCTGCCAATCGAATGGTATCAAGCCATTTTATTTTTTGTGCCGTTGTTTTTGGTCTTGTCCTTTGTGGAAATAATTCAATTATGGCATCATAACATTTAATATAGTTGTCCGCATAATCAGACACTTTTTTGCTTGTTTTTGATTTGCGGTTATTTATATTTATATTATTATTATTATATACTATACTATTATCCATTAACTTTTCTTTAATACCCCCTTTAAGTTTTCTTTGTGGGGGGTTTAAGAAAAGTTTACGGGTGCTAATTCTGTTTTCATCTAATTCATAATGGGCATTTAAATAATCAAATTCAATGAGTTGGTTTATCCATTTTGATATTGATACTTTCGAAACTTTATAGAGTTCAGCAAAATATTTATTAGTGGCAAAACAAAATCCTTTTTTATTAGATAGGGCGGTTATTTCACCATAAAGCAACTTGGCATTGGGGGTTAGTCGGTCATCATACCGAACATCTGCCGGGATGATTGCATAGTAGTTTGGTTTCATTTTTAGTCCTCGGTTATGTCTTTAAGTTGATTTGAAAAACTTCTTAATTCAACAAAAATATTTCTAAATTGTTTTATTGTGATTTTATCATCATCAAAAAGTTCGAAAAGTATTTCAAGAAAAAATTCAAATTCAGCCTCGGTCATCCTGCCAACGTAATCATACCTAATAGATATGTCGCCAATTGATGTATTAGTTCGCCAAACACGTTGGTCGATCTCGTTCCAAAATACGTTTTTAAATTCGTGAAAACTCATTTGCTAAACATTATAATTAAAACCGTAATGCTCATAATTAAAGCATATATTCCACTAATATATTCAAATGTTTCCAAAATACTCATCAATTAATTGTTTACAATCATCAAAGTCATAAGAAACAGATGTTTTCCAATTCTTGTTTTTAAGCGTTTTAAGGCACTTTTCTTGGTTTTCGGTAGGTTTATTAGGTTTAATCTTTAATTCGATTGCTAAGCCGTTAAAATCGCCCTTAGAATCAAAACAAAGAACATCCGGGACACCGGCAACCCCTCCGAGTTTTTTAAACTTAAATCTTTCAAATGGTGTTCGTTTGCCC